TTATATACTCACCTCGCAATAGAACGTTGCCTTTGAGTCTATATCGGTGGCTGCCACAATGAGCGGATTGCCTGTTTTCTGTGCCGACGTTGTGCCTGCAAAGTTCGATTTTGTGCCGTTCTTGTCGAACTTGGTCCACGTGTAGGTAAACTTTTTTGTAGCGGTGGCTTCGTCTTCAATCTTTTCTGTGCCACGATACACTCGGGCGCAAAGCGTGGTTGAGCCTTGCCCGTTCTTTATTTGCAAACCTGTGGGCGAGAAGAGTTCTACCGAATAGGGGTCGGTGCGGTCCTCAAAGGTTACGATGGCTTCGCTGCGGTCGGTGCCGTCTTGCGCTTCGCATTTAAAGGTCTGTACATTTAGCACGTCGCTTGCCTTTACGGTGAGCGTTGATACACCTGCGGCAGTTGCAATGTCCTGTGAGAGCAGCTCCCACGTTTGCGTCTTTAAGTTCAGCGAGTACCACTTGTAAGTAATGCCGTCCGTGTCCTGCGTGCCGCCACGGTAGCATTTGGCTTCTGCTGTAAGCGTATTAACGTTGTTGCTTGCATCGAAGCTGTTGCCCTTTGGCTGTGTGAGTATAACCTGAAAGAGCGCACCAGCGTTGGCGGTTTTGGCAATGAAGCCTTGCGCCTCGAGCGTGGTGTCTTGCCCTGTTTCGTCGTCGTGGTAAATAGCCGCTATTTTTATGGGTAGCGAGTTGTCTGTAATGTTGCCCTTTATGGTGAGTGCGCCACCGGCTGAAATTGCAGCCGCAGAGTATTGTCCGCTGGTCTGCCCGGCATTCACCAACGTATCGCCAACTTTGTATATCAGTGCGGTAAGTTTGCTTACAAGGTTGGTGCCGTTGCCCGTAACGTAAACCTTTGGAGTAACCACGTTGTTGTCGCTTCCAAAGTTGGGCGTAAACACTTTTGTGTCGGGGTTATACATCTGCACAGGATACTTAATATCCATAAGTAGCTGCACCTGTTTTGCGTCGTTAAGGTCTACAATTGTTACCTGACCTCTTGCTTTTACTGTTGCCATTGCGTTTTGTTTTTTGAGTTTTATAAAAATTATTCTATGTTTACTATACAATCAATCTGTGCCTTCAGGTTCACCTCTTCGGCACTAATGGTAGTTCGGTTACCAATAGCCTCGTGTCGGGCGTTCCATGCCGTGTCGAAGTCGGTATTGCCCGATTGTATCACCCACGAGAATTGGTTAGGCAGCAACCTGTCTGTAATGTCCTGTTCGCCATGCAGCACGGTAGCCACAAGCGCAATCTGCCCCTGCCCATTGTGTATGACGTTGCCGCCACTTTCTGAATAAATTTGCACCGTGTAGGGCGATGTGCCGTCCTCGCCTTTGGTTGCGTAATGCTTCCACTTAGGCGACTGCTCCGTAGGTTCGTCAGTATTATTATCTTCTGTCGATAGCCACGTGCCACCATTGTGGTACCACGCTTCGTATCGAGCAGCCACCGTGCCGGGTGTCCAGTCGCCACGATAAATTACGTTGGGAATGCGCTCGCCATCTGCACTTATCCATTCGAAGCGTTGGCTGTTCATATAAATTTTGTCGCTGGAAAGGTGGAATATGGCGTTGCCTTTAGAGAGCGAAAAGTCGTGAATGTTGCGATATACTTCGATAGTGCCACCCTCCTCTTTCGAGGTGGTAATCATCGTAACATTCATTCGGTTGCGATGCAGCGTAGGGTCTACACCGTGAGCAATATCCCACAGCGAGTTATGTCCGCATAGCACAACATTGTCGCCAGCCTTTGGCTCATCATTCTCCGTGCTTTTGTCCCGATAAGCGTCATCGTCCGTAATAACGATATACGCCTTTTCGGTAGCCGATTTCTGTGCCACCTCCGATACACAACGCCAGTAATATCTGTTGCTCACGTTCTCGTAAACACCAGCTTTGATATTGAAAGTCTGGCATAGTGCTTGGTCGCCAGGCTCCCAATCATTCGTTATCGCTTTATCGCCATCGTCCGTGTGCAAGTAACATTTCCAGCCACCACTAACAGGCACAACCTTTTCTATAATGGCATTCGCACCCGAAAGCACAATGTTGCCGCCGATATGTTTGTATTCGTCTATCTGTAGCGAACGAAATATAGCCTTGCCAATCACTTCGAGGTAATCAATTTGTCCGTGCGCTCGCCCATAGCTATCTAACCATACCTTAAAGCCGTTTAATCCTTGTGCAAAACCTATGGTTTGTAGACTGTCTCCAAACGTAATGCCCTTTAAGAACGTTATTAATTCCTGTGCCGTGTCGGCTTTTAGCTTCGAAAGGAAACGATCGTCTACTGGATTTTCTAAATCACGCGCAGTATCAGCGTAGCCAGCCTTTATCTTGTTTCCATTTTCAAGCAGATAGCCATTCAGGAACGAAAGACTTTGCAGCAGCGAGTAGTTCGTATGGGTGTGCCCTACGCCACCGTTAGCCGAGTAGCTTTTCTCGAGCACTTCTACAATAAAGTCAATAATGGCAGCTATCGTGGTAACGTTCCATTCTTCGGCATACGGATTCTGAACAGGAAAGAGAGCCCCACCACTCAGATTGAGCCTTTGGAACTCAACCAAGCGTGGGGCGATGGTAAAAGAACCCAATTCGGGGACTTTTATATCCATCATCTTTGCCGGTACTGCACTTCTGCGAAGATTGAGATACGGACGTGCATCGGCAAATTTAAAAGTAAAATTAAAGTTAGAAGGCAGCTCCTTTGCTTCGTACGAAGCCTCGCTGTCGGTAACCACTATCCTGCGCACGTAGTTGTCGATATAGACATATTTCCCGAGAGAGGGGAAGAAGTCGAGCAACCATCGGCGTTCCTCCTTATTGAGATGACCAGTATTCTTCTTATACTCTCGAGTAGTATCAACGCGATATTCTTCTGCGTCGTTTTCAATCTCGGCAATGTTGTGCGTGTGCTTTGCCGTAAACGTTGTGTTGCCATACGCACGAAAGGTGTCGATGCCACCGAGTGAGTTCTCGAAGAGGATCCACTGTTCCTCCTCGCTCCTGATATCCGAAGCATAGTAGCGTTGAATATACGTCAGACGCTTGCCTTCGGTATCCTCTACCCAAACATCGTAATATTGTGGGAGAAAGCCGAAGAGCTTCGCCATAATGGCATATTGCACAGGTATTGTCTGCGCTTTGTCTTTCTGCAGGTTCGCCATTGTTTTCTCGTCGCCTTTCACGAGTCCTACAATACGCTCCGTGTGATAATAGCCCACGCACTTAACGAAGCCTTCTGTCAGCGCATAGTAAGTAAGAAACTCGGGAGTATTGTAGGTAACAGGCTTCACGGTGGGTTGCCACGTAAGGAAGTTGCCTTTCAGGAAGTTCTCCGCCGAATCAGCCAATCGGTCCACTCCTGCACGAATAGCCGTAAAGGTAAAAGCCTTTATCTTTTCTCCTTCATATCGTATTGTAGCCTTAAAGTTGCGTGCTATATGGTTCTGCAAGTATGCGCTCTCAACATCTTGCAGTTCGAAGTAGAGCAATGGTGCTATAACATCTTCAAGGTTAATTTCTATCCTGTTGTGAGAATCTGGAGTATAAGTGTGCTGCACTATCGGTGCATTGTTTTCAGCGTAGCTTAAAATAAATATTACCTCTTGCTCGCTGGAGAGAACTATTCTCTTCATTGAGCCTACAAGGCTGATATTATCGGGTCTTATAATTATATCCATAGTAAGCAATATATTTATCGCAAAAGTAACAAAACATCACATAGTGGTAAAGGACAACGTTACCAAACGTCTGTAGCGTCCTTTTCCACACATTCCAGCCATACGTCTGTACGTGAGTACTTGTATTTAGCACTACGCCAAAACGACTTATGGCGTACCTTTTGCGAACGATAAGAACTCTGTTTCATAAATTCCACGCCTAAGTACTCTTTAGAAGCCATAGGTGGATACATTGTTATAAAAGCCCTATCTTTATCAGGACCTGAATTATCGTAAACCGACCCTGAAACTTCTACGATACGCGACCTACCCACCCATTTGTATTTTGTGTTCATGGCAGGAAAGAAGCTATCAATACTGGGAGCTACAACGACGGGTTCCATGAGCGATATCGTCTTCAATTCAGACTCCATAGGTTCATCTTTGCCACCTAAAACAAACTTTAGCTTGTTAAAGAAAAAGGCAACACCTCTAATAAGAACCTTACTGTATGCAGGGAGGTTCTGTTTCTGCGACTGAGAAAGCAATAGTTTCACCTTCAGGTCGTGCAAAGAATTACGCAACAACAAATCGTAATCCTTATAAAAGCGTGCAAACACTCCTTCATCTCCATTGTAATATAGAGCGTAGTCAAACAATTTGTTTGCCTTCTTCCAATCGGGAGAAGATATGTCGTATGGAGAAATAGTTCCCACTGTACGACCATTAACAAAAGCCGAAAAGGCTAACATAGTCTTCTCCTTATCAGCATGTTCTGTATCGCTATCTTTATCGTCTCCAGCAATAACCATTTTCGAGTTAAGAGATTTATATTTACCCACGAATAGGTAGTGCCCTATATCGTAATCTTTCTTTAGATCTTTAAAATCAACCTTATATTGCAGAGCTCTAAACTCTGGTATAAGTTCAGGAACTTTCACCTCTTTCGGTTCCAATTGTTCCCCAGTGTTGTAATCTTGCGACCCTTCGCCTATCTTTGTAATTAAGCGGAAGTCTCCGGAGAAACCTATCTTGTAGAAAGCACCATCTCTCTGGTCGAAGTAAGCAGCAGGGTTAGACTTAGCCATATTGTTAAAGTCTTCGTATGATTCTGCTGCTTCGCTTCCAAGTTTATCCTCTGGAGCAAGCGTTATGCGCTGGTAATCCTTTTCGGTCTTGTATGCGATGGTAGGCTCTTCGGTCATATTATGGGTAAGGTCGGTTGCTGGTGTACTTGCCATAACATCACGCAAGAAAATAACATCAGCAGTGCCTTTACCTTCGTTAGCCGTGAACTCACAACAGAACTTCTTACGAAATACAGCAATAAACTCCGAGCAAGTTATATTAGGAACAAGATCGGCAAGACGTATCTTACCCTTTACAATGGTATCCATAACATTGTTAAGTACCACCATTTTATCGAATGGATCAGTTTCGGTAAAGAAGTTTGGCAACAACTTGTAGCCGAAATAGGCAAACACTCGCTGAAGAAGATAGTTGGCACGAATGAATGGCGTGATATAATAGCCTTCATTCAGACTAATAGAAACGTTTTCTACATATTCTATTCTCTTTGTAGCATTGTAGAAGTCAGAGTCTGGTGTAGTCATATCGGGGTTAAAAACATTCACTATAGGTATTTCCAATGCTGTTGGTATACCAGGAATATGTTCGATGACTTTCTCAATTGTCTCGTCTTTACCAAAAGCGTTGAGAATTTTATAATTAAAACCTGTAGATTGCCCCGAGTCGTCCTCTACCAATAAAGGAAAGATAGAGAACTTATCGTCCTTATTATTGCGCAAGCCACGGCAAAACGCTATAGCTTGCTGTACTGTAGACACTCCAGGAACACATTCGTCTTTGAAAATATCCTTTAGTTTTACATCTTTTATCTTAGAATAGAAAGAACCATCGTTAAGATAAAATGATGTAGATATTTTTCCTTTATGTGTCGCATTTAGCACCACCTGCCGACATTGAGCAAAGAACTCACCATCTTGTATAGTAACATCAATTGGACGTATTTTCTGCATACCTCCAAATGTTTCAGGAAACGCAAGCATTCTGCGATTACGTGGCGAGGTAGGCAAATCAAGAGGAACTGTGCTCTCGCCATAATCATTGAAGAAAGGATTCGTGCGTTCTACTTCTATTTTTGTATCGGGCGAAAGATTGTAGTCTTCGCCCATAGAAATATTTGTTATTTTCATATCTGCATGGATTTATTTTGACGCAATGCGTCGTACTTGGTTGCGGAGTTTCTGTTGCGCATCAAAATCATCGAGCGCAACATAAGAGCGAATGCCATTATTGCGGAGTTCTTTCAATGTCTCCAATAACTCCTTATTATATTCATCTCTATGGTTAATTACTGTAGGCATTGGTTGTGGTGTTGGTGCAGATGGAGTGATATATCCACCTGCAGCACGTCCTTGCGCCTGTTGCAAGAGAAACTTATTCAAATCCAATGTGCGGATATTACCTGCACGTTGTGCTTGGTCGATAATATTCAGGAATGGAGCCACTGTCGGGTTCTCTACAGCAGCGTTGGAAGCTACCCACTCACGGCTACGTCCATATCCTCCCTCGCCAACAATAACCGTTGGTTTATCTATGAAACCACGACGATAAGGGTCGTAGTCAGCATGGAAGCGTTTGCCGTCCTGCTCACGTTCGACATCAATGCTTCCACCGCTTTCGAGACCCGTAACGACACGAGTTCCTGAAGCAGAAGATGCACCTCCGGCACCATTGAGCGACATGCGTTTTACTTTCTGACGTTCTGCATTGGCTGCAGCGAGTTGGGCAACGCCAGTCACACCCATCAAGGCAGCAGCAATAGAGCCAGCGATTGGACCAAGGTCTGCATAAGCCTTCATAATTGAGGTTGCGGTGTCAGCTATAATCTGAGAGGCTTTAATTGCGAAATTAACATCAGCATACTTCTTTTGTATCTTTAGTTTTTCATCCGCTTTCTTCTTTTCAAGTTCTGTGGTATCTTTGCCTGCTTTCTTAGCAGCTTCAATCTCCGCATCATACTTCGCATCGACGTTTGCTTCTTCTGCTTGCTGTAGTGCCTGAACAGCCCCGCTGGAGAGGTTTGAGTAGTAGTCGAACGTCTCCTTCATCTTGGCGATCTTCATATTCTTCACTGCCTCTTCATACTCTTCTTCAGATATCTCTTTGTTCTGAAGGTGCATCTTCAGCTGTTCCAGTTCTGCATTATAAAGTTCCTGCTGTGAGACAAGACCATACTGCTGACGTATCTGAAGGCGGTGTTCTTCTGCTTGCCGATCAAGGTTAGTAAGAGCCTGTTGTCGTTCCTGTTCATTGAGTAGAGTGTCATTCTCTATCTTCTTGCGACGTGCGGCATACTGGTCTTCGAACGTGTCAAGCCCATACTCCTGTCGTGCACGTGCTTTTTCCTCTTCTGCTTTCTTTGCATAGTCGACAATAATAGCAACCTTGGCTTTTTCGTAGGCTGCTGTAATTTCTTTTTGTCGCTCACCATCCTCGCCAGCCCTCTGAAGAGCAGCCTTGTAATACCCATCGAGGATGAGCAACTTGGCATCGCATTCCTCCTGCAAGGTCTGCGGCTTGGCAGGAGCGGTTTCCTCTATTTTCTCAAGCGCATCGTAATACTGCTTTTCGGCTTCGACATAAGCATTGTAGGCTGCTTGCTGCTGGTCGGCTACCGCCTTGTTTTGTTTTTCTTTGATAGCTTCCTTTTTGGCAGCATCTTTTATAACAAGGTTCTCTGACAGATTCAAGTACGATTGCTCGATGGACAGGAGGTTGTTTTGGTGCTCTATATTAAGAGCAGACACATAGGCATTGTATTGCTCCTGCGTGAGACGTTTCTGTGCAAGAGCCTCGTTGAGTGCATTGAGGTCTTCTTCGTATGACCGTTTGGCTTCTTCTATGTCTTCGGCTCTATTATTGGTAAAGGCATTTATAGGTTTATCGTCATTGTCGGTTTTCGTTGGAGTAATTTTAGTAGAGTGGCTGCCCCCACCTTTAGAAGGAGTGGTAACGGCGTTAGGGTTGTGGTTTAAGTTTTTAGGAGTAAACTTCTGTCCTACACCTCCGTTGTCTTGTATAATTTTCACTAAGAATTCGTTTTGTTTTGTATATTGGTCAATGCGGTCTTGCGCTCGTTTGACACGGTTGTCAAACATATTGTCCATTTGTTGGTCCTGCATGATGAGTTTGGCAGTTTCTTCATTAATATCACGCAACACTTTTCCAGCTTTGTCTACTACAACGTAATAGGTTTTTGCCATTGAATTGGCTCCTGCCTTTACAAACTCGTGACGTGCCTCTACTCTTTCTCCTTTGTTAAGGTTTACACCTCGTCCTCCAGCTGCTCCTCTTACGTTTCTTCCTTTTTGGCGTGCATCGTTGACGGTATCCATGTCGTTTAGGATTTTTATTTCGTTGGCTTTCATCTTTTCGTATGCAGCTTCGGCTCTTGCTGCTCGACGCAAATTGCGTATGTAGGTATCAATGGCTGCTGTGTTTTCGTTGAACAATCGCCCTTCTTTTGTTATCGATGCGTGATAGGAAGGGACAATAGATTGCATTTGCTGTATAGCTTTCTTTCTTTCTGCATACGATTTAGAAGTGTTGTGTATGGTGCTTTGCAGCATTTTTATTTTGGTTATTTCTGATGCTGTAGATTCGTTTACTTGTTTTTCTATATCTTTATTTTGTTTCTTTATTTCGGCAGCTACTTTTGCGTGTGCAAGATTGAAATCGACCAATGCTTTTTGTGCTTCGGTTGTTTTGTTCATGTAGGCATAAAAGGCTACGCCTGCAGCCACAAGGGCAGTAACGAGTAAGAGTATAACGTTCGATTTGCAAGCTATGTTGAACAGTCGCATTTGGGCTGTTGCTCTGACAGTGTTGCCTGTCATGGTGTTTATGGCTGCTGCTACAAGGAGGTAAATTCCTTTGAGTGTGTTTGTTGTTGCCGTCCACCCAGCCATTACGACTTTCGCGAGGGTTGTTTGTGCTATCCATGTGCGGAAGGCTGTGTTAAGGACTGTCATACTTATGGTAAGGGCAGTAAGGGCGAAGCCAAGAGCAATCGATGCGTTGCGGTGTTGAAAGAGCCAAACGATACAGCCCATGATGCTTAGTCTCATGGTGTCGAAGGTGTTTGAAATCTTTTCTTTAAGTGGCAAAAGTGCTTGTCCTAACTCTAATTGTCGGTTATGGAGTTCGGTTGTTTTTTGTGCAGCACGGTCGGCAGCTGATATATAGGTTTCACCTGCCTGTGCAAGATTGTTCTCAACGATGCTTGCCACAGCTTTCATGAAGTCACCCGTTTCTTTTGTCTTTGCGCTGATTTCGGCTGCTGACAGACCGAGGTTATCGAGGATTTGTGGCGATTTTCGTCCGAGACCTGTAACGATATCATCAGTCATCTGCTGAACAGAAACATCTAATTGTTGTGCTTTGAGTTGTGCAAAGGATAGATATTTACCGAGGTCTTCGAGTGGTATACCAAAGTCGCGTGCCTTTATGGCAGCTTTCATAAGTTCTATATCGTCTACTGTGTTTTTGGTTGCCTTGCGTAAGGATTGTAAGAGGTTAGGATTGTCTAACTGTTGGAAGGCATGGATAATGCCGTCGGCTGAACGTGCTAATTCTACGCTTTCTTCGGCAACATCAACAATACTATCTTTTATTTTTTTTAATCCTGAGCCAACAAGTTCTATGGCTTTCATACCAAGCTGTCCAAGGAAGAAAGCATTGGTATCGTCGGAGGCTACTATTTCTTTAAAACCTTTTGCGTTTTGTTTTAGCTCTGCCATACGTCCATTTACTCTCTGTAACTGATTTTCTACTTCGGCATATTGTTTGGGGTTTAAAGCTTCAGATATATTGTCGAGTTCTTTTTGCAATGATTTTGATTGTTTGCGCAATTGCATCATAGTCATTGCGTTTAAGTCCATGGAGCGTGTTTCTTGTTTTATTTTATCGGTAAGACTGCGTATTTCTTTATTGGCATTTCGATAGCTTTCCGATAGTTTCTTATAGCCCTCTGTTTCTTTCTTGCCAGCAGCTTCAAGTTTTATCATTTGGTTGAGTCGCTGCTTATTCTCTGTGCGTAATTGTGCGGTTTGCTTTTCAAGTTTATGTATTTCTTGTTGAGCTTTAGCAGTCTTAATATCAATAGTGTATTGTATTTTATCTTCTGAAAGGTGTTTATTTGCCATAATATTTATAGATTAAATGAACGTTGTAATTGGTCGTGAATATTTCTTCTCACTTCATCGGTAAAACCAAAACGAAGTTGTGGGAATGTTTCGTGATAAAGAACTCCCCAAACAACACGGTTGTAAAGTGCAAGGTGTCGCCGTTTGTGCTTGGCTATACGGTCATTTCTAAGACGATATGCCATATCTAAGAAGCGAAGATAAGGCAGAATGCGTACGAAAATGGTATAAGATTCGCCCGAATTACTTGTATTAGAAGAATGTTTAGAAAGGGACGTTAGAAGACGCCCCGAGCGAATCTGATAGTTGCTACGTACAACGCTTTCTTGCGTAGCATATATTTTAGAGATACCCTGATGGAGAGTGTCGTGAACAAATTTCTTACGAACAAGACTGTCTGTTACCATATTTACCTTTTAAATGCAAATATAATAACAGACAGTTTTAGTGCAAAGGACAGTTTTTCCTAATGATAGATATTATTTCATTAGATGTTTGTAAAGGGGAATTCCTATTATAGGAGTAAAACAACAGCAAAGCCCCAAGTAGATACATTTTACAAGAAACGGCGTGCCACGAGTAACAAAGGGCATTGCAAGGAGGGTTATAAGGAATGAAATAGTTTCGATTATCAACATACCTGTTCTTGTTTTTAAAAGTCTTATTTTTATTATGAAAGCAAAGATAATAAATAAGTTTTGAACGTGCAAGTTTTTAAATAGCAACACGTTTCACAACGTATTGCCATTTCGTCTAAAAAAAATATTCATTAAAATAGGATTATCTCTCTCGCATCAACCATTTGAATTCCAACCCCTGCGAGCCACGGCGATTGCAGAAATCGAAACCTGCATTGCGGAGAGCAGAGAACACCTCTGTTGGCGCAACTTTTGCCGATGGATCGATTTCCCTGATGGCATCTACCACTTCGGCAGTGGAAAAGAAATGGGTGGCATCAGCTGGCGTAGGGGCTGGGGCGTAAGTCTTCTGCAATGCAGCTATATAGATACTGATGTCGGTTATTGGTTGTTCGGTGTTATTTTCTTTATTGCTCATATATTGAAAAATTTAAATTAAAAATTCAGTCCATCTACTTCCTCTGGGCTTTCAGGGCAGAGGACATTGAGTGTTTGTAAATCGTTTTTAAGGGCACGGATGCTTTGCAGCATCTTGAATGTTCCTGGACGTGGCTCTCCTGTTGCTTCGACAAAGGTGCCGTTGCAGTCGGAGAAAATTTTGTTTTCGATATCTTCCAATGTGGCAAGATATCCGAGGAAAAATCCACCGCCCACCATTTCGTTAAGAGCTGCAATGGTATCCTGACTGACGTATGTTAGGGTTTGATTTATTGGTCGGGTCATTTTTTGCCTCCTTCCTTATCTGACTTGTTTACACGATGAACAAGATAACCTGCACATAATACAGATATTAGTGCGGTTGTGGGGTGTTGTTCCACGCATACTGCAGTGAAGCCCATGCACAAAGTTACAAGATTGATGCGAAGTGCCAAACGACGAGTTACTGTAAACTCGCAAATACGGCTGTAGAACTCGCTCTTGGTGTCGAGCCAAAGGTTAATAGACTGGATTTTGCGCTGTATCGTAGCACGTACGTCGAGCTGCTTGCGCTCTTGCGCCTCGGCTCTGAATTCAATTGTCTGTTGCATATTACGCTTTGTTTGACATTGCCTGGTTCCGCCAGGTACGGATACAGAAAAAGCGGATGCTCTTCCTGTCGTCAAACAAAGCGATTTCGCACCGAAGGGCAATTTCACTGGAAGGCATCCGCCATATCTTCGTTGCAGTAAGGCTGCAATATGGGCATAAAAATAAGCCCATCGAAGTTTAATAAGTTCGGGGCTTGAAGTTCTTCTCGCCCTTATTTGTGTATTACTACGCTTTGTTTGACAGTTGCAAAGTTAGGAAGTATTTTTGTAACTGCCAAAAGAAAACGCAATTATTTTTGCGTGGCGTAAAAATTACGGATAAATATCAGTAGTCCAAGTTCCATGCAAATCTTCATCTAAATCTGTTGCGCCAACACGCATTAATTGCAATCTACTCCATTCCCAGTTAGAGATAGATTCCCATTCTCCACCTTTATAATGTAGGCGCAAATCAAACTTGTGTTCTACACCGTCAACAGTGTAATGACCTAATACATTATAGGCATTGTCCCCCATTATAAAAATTTCTTCATTTGAGAAATCAACATCTGAAGAAGTATGCAAATTGACTTTAACAATTTGCCTTGCCATTGTTATTGCTCTACTTTCCACTTCTGTCTGTTCCGTCGTATATAACTCTGTGGAAGTGGTTTCTGTATCGTCAGAGCAGCCTCCCACGATGAAAAAGAAAAATAGACTCAGCAGAAGTACTGTTACGCATATTACAATACAGCTACATCCTGTTTGTTTCATTTTATTTGATGTTTATGGTTAATATTCTTTACGAAGACACGAGAATAATACAAAGAAGAGAATTTAAGAGATATGAAAATGGGAATATGTCTATTTTGACTCATTCACTTAATTTTACTTCTCTTTCAAATTCATACCTTCTGTAATATCCTCGTCTTTTTCGACTTGTTTTACCAGAACATAATGATATACATTGGAGCTACCACTTGTGATAGCATAAGTTTGAGTTAGTGTCCAGCCTCGCTTTCCCATATAATTGAGAGCGTCCATCATAGAGTTGAAAGAGATTTTCTTACCATTCTCATCATAAAGGTGTGCATCTGCCCACTTTGATTGTCCAAAATCGACTTCTACTGTAACTTTAGTACTAAGAAATTTAGAAGTTCCTACAAGTTCGCAGTAAGCGTCGTGTTTTGCTTGTGCGAAACACGCGATAGTGCTTGCAAGAAGCAGCAATGTGAATAATACTTTTTTCATAAGATTTATTTTTTGATATTAAAATTAGATTAGTCCAAATCTTTTTAGTTCCAAAGGTACAGCATTTGGATAGCTGCATACTGTGCTACAGATTAATTCAAAATCAGCTGTATTGATACAGCCTAATTTTTCGCCTTTCATAAGGTGCGTTGAAGTAGCTGTAAATATTTTAGTACAATTCAAAAACGAATCGTGCGAAAGGAAAGGATAATCCTTAGCCGATATTGGCATGTGATAATCTTTTATAAGGGTAGGGAGGTTTTGATTAATTTTAGAATTGAAGAGAATGCCTCCATAAACATTGCCTTGCTCATCAAAACCTAATACTACAAAGAATTTATCACGTGTGTCGTATCCATTTTTAGGTATTATGCCATCTGCTCTTGACAGCTCTATTTTGTAGACATCGCCCAATTGAACTTCATCGCTCACAACTTCATCAATAAGTGTCTGAGGTATATCCATTATGATAAAGCCTTTTGAATGAATTCTTGTTCGTTAATGTATTCTACCAAGCCATCATTTGCTCCGCCAGCTTTCGCGATTTTACCTACACTCATAACACTACAGTTGCTTGTGGCATGCCATGCGTCATCGTGAGATTTTTCCTTCAATTCGCCAAAAGAGAGACCTTTGTTTTCTGCAATTGATTCGTCAAGGCTTTCTATATCAGCAGGAGAGAGATACTCCATATTTGGATTCCTTTTAGCCAAAAGCGTGTTAGAGGCGTCTTTACCAGCAAAACCAATAGCTTCTGTAAAAAGTGGAATTAATTCTTCCGCATAACGTTTATTGTTACGAACAGCACTATAAAGTTCTGTTGGAACTGGTCCGTATTCCATTGCTACAAAATCATCTGCAACGATACGACTTCCCCATTTGCATAAATGTTTCTGTTGTGCGAAATATAAGATTTTGAAAACGTGATAATAATCCAGCCCTTTGGTAGCATTGATAATATACAATACCACTTCTATCAGTTTCTCTTTATCAAATTGTGTCATACTATTGGTTGCTTTTAATTTGGAGATTTAAAAAACTCCCTTTAATAAGACTTTATTATTTTACCAAGGGTAGCTCCTTAATTCTTGATACATGGTGTCGGTAATATTGTTGTCTTATCGTATAAAATCAGTGTAGTCTATAATTTCCAAGTGCAAAAGTAGTAATAATCAACGAAATAAGCGACACTTAACGCAATTATTTTTGCGTAACGCAATTTTTTCACTTCATAAAGCATAAAGCCCCTCGCATTGCGAGAGGCTAAAATGCACTCATAGGCGATGAGTGACTTTTGTCTTAAGGTCAATGAGAACCTCGCCTAAATATTTTCTGCTGCACGACGAATGCGGTTGGACAGGTCTATAAGTGCGCCTCGCATCTGCTCGGCTTCCTGTTGGTTGAAACCACCTGCACCTCCGTTGCCATCGATACCGTCCATTTTGTGGTAAAACCAAGAGGAGGATTTCTGAAAGTAGGTATTGGCAAAATCACGCCATGAAACCGACATTAAAATGTCTTGTACTTTTCTTTTCATATCAGTAACTACTACTGGGGTTGTCATAACTGTTTCCATTGTCTCTTTTTTTTATAGTTTTACTTTTATTGTGCCTCTCCCTCGTAAGGGAGAGGTTTGTTCTTAGTTGTATGGTGTCCGAACCATTGTGTCGAAGAGTTGTTGTAAGTCCCACAAGAGCTCTGGATAACCATTTGGGAAAGACCTGTTATAATTTCTCATTCTTTCGAGGAGTTCCCGTTCTTCGGGTGTAACCTCCATCATTTCTTTTTTCTGTTTCATATTCTCATTGTTTTCTTTTGACAATACAAAGGTACTATAAATATTTGTAGTATGCAAATGTTTACTATAAAAAATCGTAGTAAGATTTAATATTTAACATTTAAAAAGCCGTAGCAGTACAAGAACTGCTACGGCTACAAAGACGAGCTGGAGAGGGGTTATTCTATGGATACGAAACCGTGGGAAATAAGGTCGGCAAGGAATGCAGCAGGGCTGTCGGTACTGACAAGATAGCCTTCGAGTTCCTGAAGGCGGAGGGAGAAGCGTTGCATGTATTCTTCGTCTGTGCCTTCGCTGTCGAAACGGCTGCCTACATGGAGCTGGTGAAGGAACTCCTCGGGGCTGTATGCTACAATTCTGTGGTTGTCTCCTTTAATGCGGTAAGTTTTGAATTTTGGTGCATCTACTCGGTGATGTTCGGGGACTAAATTATGAGGAAGTCGGCTTTGTAGTTTTGCTTCGTTCATAATAGTACCAAAGAGATCTTTTGGTGAGATGGTCGGCTTTTGCTGACCATCTCTTGTTTCTATTTTTATTCTTCTCATACTGCTAATTTCTTTGTTCTTATCTTTAGGTAAAGTTTTTCGCTTTCGGTAAGGAAGGGTATGTTTTGAAGGGTTGTGCCTGCCTGCACCTTTCCTTGTTTTGCAAAGGTAATCATTTTTGAGAGAAAATGTATCCAAGCAGACATCTTTGTGAAATTGGTGGAACCTCCGTGCTGGCGAAACTCAACCGTGCGGTGGCGTGCGTAAGCTTCGAGGTTTACCTTGTGGTAGCGGTTGTGAGAGAAAGCTGCTCTAAGGTCGCTAATATTAGAAGCTCGGTTGATTTTCGCCTCTGAAATGGTGGTAAGAGTCTGGCAGTAATGGTTGTTGCGTCTGCTGCGAGGCATAAAGTTGTCGATAACACCCTCAAGGCGTTTGTAGGTTAGTATGAGGTTTTTCCAAGTTGTGAGGTCGAACTCTGCAGCGTCCATGTGAACGTGTAGTCCGCAGGTATCGTTCACCTTGGCGTTGCAAAGGTCGAGGACCCAGCAGACCTTCTCAAGTTCCTCAAGTCCTTGCTCTCCGTGGAGTATTGGGCTAACAAGCTCAAAGGTGTTGTTGCCGTGAAGGCTGCTGTCGGTAACCAGTTTCCAATGGTCGGTGTGGTCGGTGTGGTTGTAGCCTTCTACCTGTACGTTTATTCCTGCTGCGGTAAGCTCGCGTGCCAGGCGTTCGCGTGTGCAGTTGTAGGCTTCTATTTCTATGCCGAAATTGCGGTTGAAAGCGTAGTCGATTGCTGGGACGATGGTTGCTGCTGTTTGTGCTGCTGTGTTGGTTAAGCCCTGCATCATTCGCTTGTAGACGTTCTGCACAAATCCGTAGTTTCCATTTGCTACAAGGTCTGCAACCTGTCTGCGTGTAAGTCCAAGGGCGAGAAGTTTCTGTATCTTGGAAGTCTTTGTTCCGTTCTCATTAAGAATGTTCTGAATTTGCTCGTTCATAATCTTTGTTTTTAAATTGTTCTTTATTTTTATTGTACTGCTAAGGTAACACTATAATAAGGAACACGCAAGTACTACAGCCTTTATAACCAGTGGTTTAGCTTTGTTTATCTTGTGCTAAAACGTTATTAAAAGAGCCACCACGATTTACGTGATGGCTCAGCGAAACAACCTAAAAACTAAAGAAACGTGAGAAGAAGATTTACTTTGTGAATTGGTAGAATTTTCCGTATGTTAGCCGGGTGTGTGGGTTGCGTGATATGATGTCCATTTTTACTTGCTTGCAGCCGTAGCGAAAGAAGAGGAAGCGTTTGGGCACTCGGTGGACCATTATATCAAGTGTATCGGTGGCTGTTATTGTGCCTTGGAATAGTGAGTCGGACACGCATCCTGTTATGGTTAGCCATGGGTCGGTCCAGTTGAAGCATTTTAGTGTGTCGGGGATATATTGTGTTATTGTGTCGTGAAATGCTTGTAGTGTGGCTATTGGTTGTTTTATGATGGGTGCTACTATGTTTGCCGACATGGTTGTTCCGGCTGAAGAAGCTATGGATATTCTACTTGCTTTTATGCCTACTTGTTTTGCTACTTTTGCGAGGGTGTCGCCACTTTGTTTGAATTCTGTTGCTGTGAGTGTTACTGCTGGTGCTGATAGGTGGCTGTTGCCTGTTGCTGTTTGTGTTATTTCTACTTTGCCGTTGTGTAGCAGTATGTTTTGGTTTTCTTCGAGGCGGTCGCGGTCGGCTTTCATCTTGTTGTATAGATGAACGGATACTGATAGGCTGCCTAAGAGTGTTACTATTATGCCTATGAGAATGTATGTGAGTGGTATTTTTTGTATCATAGTTTTTTATTTTTTTACGTATTCGCCGTTGTCGTTGAAGTCTTTCAGCCGTTTGATAAATGAAGTGGGTAGGATAGGGTATATTGCTTGCATGTTTTCGATGCATGAGAAGCATTCTCTTACGAGCATGAATACGCAGAGGTAGGTGCTTATCCATTGTGTTGCTCCTACTATTGATCCTTGCACGGTGGTGTTTGCTAACACGTTGGATAGTATTAGTAGGCAGATGTATATGCCTATTTTTTTGCCGAACTTGGAGAAGAAGCTTCCGCTTGATGCGTCTTTGTGCATCAGGTGTTTCCATACTCCGAGTATGGTGTCGAGGGTTACGGCTATTGCTATCCATTTTGCAAAATCCCAGTCTTGATAGAAGTACCGGGAGATGTCTGCCACGATGGACAGGGGCAGGGAGACGATTGATATCATTGGTATTCTTTTCATTATTTGATCATTTTGAATTCTGAATGCAAAATTACTTTATTAGGTGTTTTTTGCAAAGGACTTGTATTTTTGGTGTATTTGGAGCGTGTCGGGGGCTATGCACGATAGCATTAGTGTCCAGCCTACTGAGTGTAGTTCTGTGGCTACGAAGGGTACGTATTCGGCTCGGGCGAGTTCGCCTCGCGATAGCCATTCTATATCTCCCCTGTCGGCATCGGCGAGCATGGCTGCGTGTACTTTTGATAGTAAGGACAGTGTTTTGTCGGAGGCGAGCATGTGTTCGGCTGCGTCGCTTCGGTTGGGCATTTTGAAGGCTACGGTTACGGCTAAGCGTTGGGTTAGTTCGTAGGTGTTGTGGTTGTTGGCTGTCATTGACATTTCGCCATAGTCTACGAAGAGGAACGACCCTATGCATTTGTCGATGCGTGCTTGTAGTTCTTCGAACGATTGTCCGTACACGTAGTTGTCTATTTCGGGTACGCGCGACGTTTGGGGAAGTTGGCTTAGTTCTGCCACGAGTGTGTTGTAGCTTTCGAAGTGGCTTGTGCCGTTGGTGAACATGGCGAGTATGCCGTTTCGCGATGGGTATTGTGCGAAGTATAGGAATTGTTCTTTTATCATTGTTGGTTTGCTTTAGGGGTTTGATGTTTTTATATCTATGGATGTACGGGCGTAGATCTATGGATATACGAGTGTAGATCCATAGATAGAGGGGTGGGGCTTAGCTGTCTACTATTTCGTTTATGATGCTGACGGGTAGCCCTACCTCGTCGCTAATTTTTACTTTGTCCCAGCCGAAGCCTTTCATATCGCGTACGGCATCGATGGTTTTCTTGCGCAGCACCTTCAGGTAGGTAAGCAAGTTCATTTGTTCTATCTGTCGCGAATCGCCAAGTCCGTCTTTCGATAGGTCGTATAATGCATCTGACGCATCGGTTGTGATGGGGTGTTCGGGCTTGATCTTGAATTTGGTTAGCAAGGAAAATGCTGTTTTGCTGAACAGGTAGCTATTGAAGGCTTGGAAGTTGAATGATATGGCTGTGAGCATCTCGAGTGGTAATACTTCAAATTCTTTTGCCAGAGCGTGGGCGTGTTCGGAGCTGTATTCCTTTTCGGGGTAGTAGAGTATGGCTGCTATTAGTGGTAGCGATGTTTCGCCTTGTTCTATTAGCGAGCGTGCTTCGATGTATTGTAGTGCTGTGAGCGAGCATGTAAGTGTGCCATAGTCTTTTTGTATTTTGTAGGCGTGGTAGGTGCGGTTGTTTATGCTTATGGTGGGTATAAGCTGGGCGCAGAAACAGAGGTCTACAACGTATTGATACTCTAAACGTCGCAGCACACGAGCAATGGGAATGTTCAGTCGGAATGGGTCTACACGACGGCAAAGCTCGTAAGTTTCCTTGCTCACATTCTCCAGCACCTCGTTGTTATCGGGATACTGGATAAGGAATAGGAAGGTGAGCTGTTCGGATATAGCTATAAGGTTTGCCACTTGTTCTTCGGTGCGAAAACGATGCTTCTGCCATTTCATTATTCTGCAAAGATGGTTGATGCGCACTTCGCCTGCCGACAGCTTTCCTGCTGCCATTGCCAGTAAGTCGGTAACCAGACTAACGAACTGCTGTTCGGTCATGCCTTCCCAACTGTTGGGTATGCGATGTATTTCGCCTTTGTATACGAGTTCTATATCTTTCATGGCAGCATTATTATTTTATCATCGGGGTTGTTGTAGGCTGAATAAGAACTAACGTCGGCAGTGGTGTCGGTAGAGAGCAGCGTGTCTACATTGAGCAGGAGCTGTTCTGCCTCTCGGTCGAGTCGGTCGGCTAATGATAGTGCTGCCATTATCTCGTCCTTGCCTGAACGCGAAGCATGGCTTTCGTCGAAAAGGTTGCGTATGGTAGGAGGGAACTCCAGTATATCGAAACGACGCAGCGACTTGGCAATGGTCTTCTTTGCAAGAGCAAGATATAAGGGCTGCTCTATACGCGAGGCATTCTCTTCTGTTATCTTATCGAAGTAAACAGCCAGCTGTTCGTCTAAAGTTTCCTTCTGCAGAGGAACAAGTCTGAAGAAGAAGAAATACGACATATCGATAGGAAATATAGTATCGAAGACTTCTGCTGAGTGAATTTGGCACTTCTCCAGCATCTTGTTGTAAGGAGACTCTTTCCAGAGCTTTGAGGGTTCGGTTACCGTATCAGTAGAGAGCAGCCCTACAAGCGTATCAATAGCATTGTAGTAATTCTCCATGTACGAACGGCGCATCGCCTCTATTTCGTACTTGTAAACATCAACATCGTTTTTGCGCCTGGCAATGCTGTCGAACACCAGCTGCTGCGCCATCGTAAAGTTAGCAATAGCAGTTCGCAAAGCCTCTTTAAGCTCTGTATCCTCCTGCAAGTTTAGAATAGCCTTGAATACTGAAGTAGTCAGAATGGTTTCCACACGCTTGCGAGCCGAATTGCCTGAAGGCTGCAAATCCTGCAAATCAATATTAGTTTCTACGCCAGGAGCATAACTGCTGAAGGTGGAAAGATTGTCGAATAGTTCTTGAAGTATTTTCATGCTTGTTGGTTGTTTAAACGGTCCTTAGGTGATATATCTTCCTGTCGCTGGGGCACTTCGCGATAGAAGCCTATGCGATACCCCTGCTTATAGAGTTCTGGGAAGTTCAATCGGAGAGCGATGTTAAATGGCTCTGCACAGATTTCATCTTCAGGTGTGAGCGACATTATATAAATGAGATAATTGTAGTACGAATCAGAACCCGACTTGCTTATAACGCCGTCCTTGCTTACTGCAGAAATGGAAGCATCAAGCCCTACTGAAGACAACAACGCTTCCTCCGTGCGCTTATCGTAGGCAATAAGCGAATCAATATATTCCTTATATTTAAGGTCTATCGTTTCAATCTTCCACTGCTGCTCGTGTCCGGAAGCGTCCATAAATGATATGGAAGAATAAGCCTTACCTTGGTTCTCTGCACCACTCAGATAGTCGCCAATCTTGCGCAGCTCCAAGCGCATGTATTCCACCAGCAACGATTCGCGATACTCCGTGCCTATCTCTATACCATTGTATTTTACCAAATCCTTATCCTTCGATTTGCGCAACTTGTTCTCTTCACAAAGTTTCGTAAGCTGCGAACGCTTGCTAACCACCCATGCGTTAGGTATAACGATGTGTATTTTGGCTGCCAACGAGTTTCGCAAGAAAGAATTGATATAAGTAGCCGTACTGTTGCTACCCAATATATATGGACGTGCGCCCTGGTGTGTTTCGTTCACACCATAGAATTCGTCCACCGATTTCTCACGATGGTGCGATACAGCAGCATAAAGATAATTGTCCACTTCTGACAATGCGAACTTAGGATATATCTTATAGTTACCCAGCCCGTAAGACCAACGCCCCACAGCTATATGGCGGAAGTCGCTGTAACTAATCTGTTCGTAGGCAATATCCTGCCGAGTGGTAGCAAGACGGCAGTGCTTGTTCTCTAAAGGCTCTATACCAGCAACAGGCATCATACCTAAACGCTTGCCACGTGCAAAGCGGAACTTGCAGAAGAAGTCTCCGAAGTAATAGAAGTTCTTTATATTCGTCTTAGCAAACTCCTGCGCAGTACTCTCCATACCTCGCTCCTGCCAAGTGTTCAGCCATTCGTCCCACGCAGGTAGTGCAGTGTACTCACGCTTCATCTTGCCACCTTCCACAGTCTGCATGTAGGCACATGGACCATTACCATACAGCATCTTAATCTCCTTGCTGTATAAGCGAGGCAACAAGCGGTTCTGTTTAATCTCTGTCGTTACTTCATCGCAGAGATTGTTTTTCACACCACGCATACACACCTGATAACCATTAACACTAAGCCACTGGTGTTCGTGAAGGTATAAATTATTTCCCTGTGGTATAAGCATGCCAGCAGTGTTGAATAGTTGTTGCCCCTCTCCAATCTGAAAAGAAAGCACATTGCCATCTGCAATATAATTACCAGCGTTGCCGTATAACTCTATTCTATCGTTCATAACCAATTTATCTTGTGAAGTTTATATCCATCGTTTGGAAAACCCATGTATCTAATAAGAATACGATAACACATCTTAGGATTGCCGTCTTCGTCCTCGAAAAGGAAATAATTCTCTGCATCAACCGAAAATCTATCCTGTGGCAGCTGTGTCCTATACTTACAGTGCTTCTTCACCGTCAAAGTGTCTCCAGCCATACCCTGCGACCTCGAATAAGGAAAGAAGCAGAGCGTGAAGTCCCCTTCGGGTAGCTTGCTTATCTCCCTTGCCCACTGCATTGCATTGATGCCGTCTATTTCGATAGGTTTCTCCATTACTTGCGAAATTACTTATATTTTGAACAGGAACAAAGGACGACCAACTCCCCCTCCTGTCATATTTCCCCCTTTTCGCGGTCTGCACCGCATTATCAAAAATCAGCGGTGCGTCCTGAATTGCGTCGTTTGGTCATTTTGATTTTTCATTTTTAAAATATAATATATTGATTTTCAGTAAAGTAACATTTTTACCTATGTAAATACCCCTCGTTATTGCTTTGTTTTGGACATTTTTTATATTCATTTTTGGACTTTATAGGGGCTTATATCGCTATATTTTCGGGTAAATCGTCCGGATAACTGCTCAATTCCTTTTTAATAAGGTCTGAATAAAGACCATATAAAAGGTAAATCATTGCACTTGGAAGCTGTGTTGTCAGTCCTGGACGACGTTTTAATTCTGTTTTCTTCTCACTTGATTTATCAAGCTCGATTTTGCCGTTCGTTTTCTTCAGCGGACTGATAAGAATTGCACTGCAAAGGTTCTGACATTCATTCTCATCGATACGCACCTTGGGAAGCAAGGGCAGTTTCTCGGCAAAGAGCAACTGGCACAGGCGGAACTGCTGCCAGTGGTAAATAGTAGGTGCGCCATCGTTGTAAAGAAAAACAGAAAAACCGTAACTCTCCAAAGCAGCCTTCATTGTCAGCGAGTCGGTCGTTATTTGCTCCAATTCTTCCCTTGTTTTGTTTCCTGCACGGTCGGGGTAGAGGTGTATAACCTTGTTCACTGCGTCGTTGCCAAAGAACGAATACACCTGTTGTGCAAGGTTCTGCTGGTCGTCGGGTATATATGCCCAAAATTCCTTAATAATATCGAAGCGACTGCCGTACTCCTTTTTTTGTCCGACGATAAGCGATTGAAAATTACCAGGGTCGTAACCTATGTACAGAGGCTCGCGCTTATCGTAGTGGCGAAGGTAGCGCGCGGTGAGCGTGAAGTGGTCTTTGAGGTTCATCTTCAGTATTTGGTCGTAGATATAGCTGTCTTTGAATTGGTGTCGCTCGTGGTCGTAGCTTGTAAAGAACTTGTTGGTAACTTCCTTATGGCGGATAGCACAGATGGCGGTGAGGAACTCGTCCATATCAAGGGTATCGAGCTGCGTCTTGAAGAACTTCGGTCCGAGAATATCCTTATTACAGAACGAAGATGCTCGTATATAATAGATAGCATTGCGTCGCATATCGGCAATACGTGGTTTCCATCTGGCGATAAAGGCATTGAGTTTTTGGTTTTCCAAACGTATCTTCTCTATTGTTACTGGGTTCTTGGTATTGCGCAATTCTTGCTGGAGCGTGAACTGCTTGTAAAGTGTTTGGTTGATGGCAAGCGACACAGAAGCTATCTCTTCGATGAGCCTTGTGTCCATCTTGTTTTCGTAGTCCTCGAACCAATCGTCCTCGCCAAGGTCCACACGTGCGGTATCACTCACACCAGTAACACCTTCGTAGTAGGCTGACTTGCGAATTTCGGCAGAACCACCACGAAGTGAAGGAAAGAGTCGCGATTTTAGTTTCTCTCCGCTGTTGTGTTTCATTTCTTCGACAAATGCGTGTACGGCATTTCGACCGGCAACACTCTCGGGCTGGTCGGAAGACACCAGCTGCAGGTGTGCTCCGTTACGAAAGATGACCGAGTGCTTTGCATAGGCTATCGGATAACGTGGCTGACGAAAGTGTGAAGGAAGTTTTGCTTCTCCCACAACATAATCAATGCCATATTCAAGCATGGCTCGCTGCTTGCCATTTACGATTACAGGACGTGAGAACGATGCCTGAATGTTTGGCCATACGTTGGTCATCAGTGCCACGTATGTTTTGTGAACAAGGAATGATAGTTCGCCCGGCATATCGTTTGTCACACGAATAAGCCGTGGAACTATGACACCTTCGGTCTTACCCGTGGCACGCGCCCATTCAGCATAAAGCATATTGGGGTCGATGATATTGGCAAGCAGCTGCACTCGATTCATGTAGTAGTGCTCGAAGTTGAGCATACTGTTTTCATTTATTTCTTTTTCAGTCATTCGGAATCTCCTCCATTATTTCTGCTTCTTGAATATCGGCATCTCGCAACAGGCGTTTCTTTTCTTTTGTTTCTATGGGCAACGAGTCGATAAGCGTAACATAGAAGCCTTCATTATGCTTGGCTGCTATTTCCTTCAGATTCTTCTTTGAGAAACCGAGTTCCTCGGGTGTGATATTTGGTGTGATAAGGAACGTAACACCAAGGTCTCTATCGGCTTCGGAAATTTCAGAAGCACGACGACGACACTCCAGCGCACGTTCATAGCACTTGCCTTGTGTCTTATAGTCACCAGCCAAGGCACAGAGCTTAGCAAGGTTCTCAAACTGGTTAGCGTACTGATTCTCCCATATCTTGATGGGTACGTTATTGTCTACCTGAAAGTAGTTGATGGCTTCGTAGAGTCGAGCCATACAGGTGCGCTGCTCTATCTTGATACCTTGGTTAGCATTGATGCGCTGCTGCAACTTACGAGCCGCACGAGTTATGTTGCGTTCGTGCTCGTATATTTCCATTGCCCACTGCAATTGCTCCAAGAACTTCTGTAGCTCTTGGGGAATAGCATCGCACTTGCCTGTGGCAAAGAATTGCGATATTAAGTCAGGGTGTATCTGTTCGATACGGTCAAGTTGTGTCATACGCCAAACAAGTCTTTGCGCAGCTGCTCCTCCTTTGCCTGCTGTATAATCTCACGCAGTTCTTTCACGGCTTCGGTGCTGCCATCCTTTGCCAGTTCAACGAGCTTGGTAAGGATAGCACGCATATCTTCCGTGACGTTCACGAGCATTGCGATTTTGTTAAGAACTTCCTGAATTTCTTTATCCATAACGCAAAGATAGGAATATCAGGAGAAACAGCAAAAGACAAAGTTTTTCGTTAGGGGAAAGTTAAAAGTATTAAAACTAATACTTTTTATTCCACTTTTATTTGGATAATAGTATTATTATTACTACCTTTGTATTGTCAAACAATAACAATATACAGCAAATGAAAAGGTATAAAGTAAAGGAAGTCATCAAGATGCTCGAAGCCGACGGATGGATACATCTTACAACAAAAGGCGACCATCGACAGTTTAAGCACCCTGATAAGTCTGGAAAGGTAACGATAAGGGGTCACATGAACGAGGATTTGAGTCAATTCTTATTAAACAGTATCTGGAAGCAGGCAGGGTGGAAATAGCCACCCTCCCTTTCCTAAATAACAAACAATCAACCTAACAACAGGAATTATGGAACAGATAAGAGTAAATATTGAATGGTACAATCATAATTTTGGTGCGAGCCTTGGCGATAATGTGCCGGGTGCTGTGGTGCTTACAGCCAAGACTTACGACGAACTGATGAAAGAAATACCCGAAACGCTGCGTTTTCATGTAGAGGGTATGGTAGCCGATGGCGATGATGTTCCGCAATGGTTGCGTGATGGCGACTATACGTTTGACTATCACCTTGACACGGCTGCCCTTATCCGTTCATGTGAGCAGTATGCCAGCCTTGCAGCTATATCGCGTGCATCAGGCGTGAACGAACGGCAGTTGAGCCACTATGCCAATGGTATCAAGAAGGCACGTGCACAGCAACGTGAGCGCATCGTAGAGGGACTGCATGAGATAGGCAGGCGACTTATAGCCGTTGTATAGTTATTGTTTGACAGCAGACTTCCAATGGTAGGTCGGGGCAGAAATGCTCCGACCTTTTTCTTGACATCAGGAAAAAGGAGCAGCGTGCCTCACGGCAAACTGCTCCCTGATTTGGAAATGCTAAAAAAAAATTGTATCTTCAGACGGCAACCGTGTCGAGTATGCCGTTGTATTGTTCGAGTGCTTCGAGGTAATTGTCGATGGCTGCCGTGTCAGTGGGAGCTGCCTTGAATTGGTTCCACGCTGTGCGCACTGCGCTATAAGCTACCGATGGCGTGAGGGTGAGGGCAATCGTCATAGCGCACCTCCTTCCAACCATTCAGCTACGCAGCAGGCAGCCAAGAGAACTACGAGGAACAAATGAGCGTAGCAGACCTCCTTATGCGTGAAACGCTCACCGCATAGACGTGAGAAAGTAGCTGACTCGCCATTAAACCACTGTGAGAAATTATTGCGCTTTTCGCTTGCCCAATCCTTGAGCGTGAACGACCGCTGCGCTGTGCGGAGGGTTGTTGGTTGCATATTGCATCATTCTTTTAGCATCCACGGAACTGCCGTGGCAGAGACACAGAGAAGCGGCTGCACATCCCGCTGCTAAAAGAATGATGTCTCTACCCGAAGGGCTTTGAAAATTCTACGGAATGGCAACCGCCAATATCTTTATGAGCAAAAAAAATGCCCAATCGAAAACGTTGAGCAATGACCGATGCTCTCCGGGATAGTCTACTATCATTCTTTTAGCACTGCAAAGATAGGTATAAGATTTGAATCGTGCAAGCGAAACGCAAATAATTTTTGCGTGACGCAAGAGATTATATATCAAGATGGATAAAACTTGGACCGAAAGCGAAGTTAAGAGTCATCTTTCCGCCTTCAACAGTCAGAGAGAAATTGCCCTGCGAAATGATGTCCATACCGATAACGAACTCTATATCTTCGGGCAACTGGTCGGACTCGAAGGCATCGATAATAGTTGCCTGTCCACAGTTGCCGGGCATGGCAATGGTAAGAAGCGCACGTCCGCTGACACGTCCGCCTATTCCTTTTACGGAGTTGTTGGCACGGCTGACAGGCAGTTGAAGGTAATTTGCTGTGAGTGGGTGGATGCAAGACACCTCTGCACCCGTGTCCCAAAGGGCATCTGTAAGAATCTCCTTTCGGCTTATGGTGTTGATAAGTCGGATAGGCGTAATGATGCGTCGGGTGGAGGATAGGGTCTGAGTGAAGAAGGTTGTGTTCTGTTCCATTTCTTGCAAGTTCTTAATGTTTTTGCAAAGATAAACATAAATCGTCAGAAGTGAAAAGACAAAGAAAGAGAAATCCCCTGCTTCACAACGTGAGGCAGGGGACGGCTAAAGATTAGAAGAAGCCAGCTCCTATCCTTATGGATGGGAATTTGGGTCTACGGTCGGACCGTGCTTGTCGGTCTTCTTTGGCTCGTAGGGCTTGAAGTCGATACCTGTGAGGAAAGCACGTGTGCGCCCAATGTCGCCAGCCTTCCAGTGGGTTTCAGGCTGGAAGTTGATGCGAGTGCCAACGATGTTCTTGGCAACGTTGAACTTCTCAGCCGAATCGGCAGGCTTGGTTTTCAAGCCAACCTTGAACGAGCCGAAGCCGTCGAGGACTACTCGGTCGCCATTTCGCATGTGGCGAGCCATTACGTTGACGAGTTCACGCAGAACTGCATAGACATCCGCCTGCTTGGCAGAGGTGTTCTCCTCAATCTCCTTAGAGATAGACTCGAGGTCGGCAACATCACTGACAACGGCACGAGCATAGAACTTACCTTTGGTCTTGCTCTTTGTGCGAACGTCTTGGTAAACTTTAAATTTTACTGACATAATACTTTAATTTTAAGGATTAATAAATAGATTTATAGAAAGCTATGCTTTTGATGATAAAAAGCAATGCTTTTGATGGTCGAAAGCTATGCTTTGGATGATAGAAAGCTATGCTTTTGATTTCTGTTCCTGCTGTTGTTCAAGAACCATTCTGAACAGTTGCTCTTTTTCTTGATACCGTTCGAGGTTCCGCTTATCAGCCTCTCTTTTCTCTTTACGATCCTTGCGCTTTACGAACGACTTATAACGCTTGATGTTGTCGAGAACATTCTTGTGCTGGCGCAGGAACTCGGCAGGGTCGGCTTTGAGTAGTTTCATGAGTTCTGCTATCTCTGAGCGTCCGAAGAGCAATGGGTGCTTGCAGAGAAACTTGCCCGTGTCGTTGAACGATTGCAGCTCGGCAAATGCCTGAAGATTACGTATGCGCAATTCTGCCATATCAGCTACTGCCTGCGCATTACGCTCTTTCTCCAGCAGTTCGTCGAGCTGCTTCATCTTGCGATAAGTGTTGATGCGGTCGTTATAGAGAACTGTTGCCATCTGCACGTCCGCATCAGCAAGGTTTTCCCAGTCTATTTTCGGGTACTCTTCTTCTTTTTTTTTGGAGTAGCAGGCTTCTTTGGTTGATTGCCTTTTCCTTCTTCGGAAGAGTTATCCACAGAGTTATCCACATTGTCGGTTTCTGCACCAGTATCCTCTGATGGGGTGTCGTTATCTTCACCATCTGTTGGGTTCTCAGTACCAGTGTCCTCTGATGGAGTACCGTTACCTTCGCCATCTATTGGGTTCTCAGTACCAGTGCCCTCTAATGGAGTACCGTTACCTTCACCTCCTGAATTGCTGTCAGTGTCTTTATTTTCTGCAGCAAAGAATTCGCGACGATTTCGCACGATTTCGTCGTGTTCACAAACGTTGAGCAATGCAAACAGAATATCTTCTGAATTCTTCTCGGGTGCATGGTCGAATCGTACAAAGTCGGTGCTTTGTGGATTCTTCTCATGCAGCAATGCGAGGTCGGCTTCTACAGCCTGCGGATTAACAAGCTGGTTGAAGTGAATAAGCTTTTCTCTTGTACTATACATAGTTTCTTATTTTAAGTGAAGAGAGCAGAAAAACAGAACGCCGTCCTTCTGCTCTCTGTAGCGTGTTATACTCCTGTACGAGATACTTCGACAAGTGTCGTTGTGTCAAGAACACGGAGCGTAATAGATGCACCTTCCTTTGCCGTCCATGTGGCACCGTCTTCGAGAACGAAGGTTGAGCCGTCGGCAATAGTGGCAGGCTTATCGGTACCAGCACCGATAAGGGTAATGTATCGTCCCTTGTCCGCCTTGGTAAGACCCGATACGCTTGCAATGGCTGCTGCGCCTGTTGTACCATTGGCGATTTTGTAGGTATTGGCATTTGCCTTAATGGTAATGCTTGTAGCTCCAGCAGCCACTTCTCCAGCATCCACTACGGCAGGATTACCAGTATAGAGGAGTGGCAGGTCTACAGAATTACGCTTAAAGGTGAATGTTCCATAACGACCGTCCTTATCATCCTTTACCTCTGTATTGGCAAGGATAATAGGACGCTCGAGTTCACCAAGGATATACCAGTCGGAAGACTTAACGTGCTTGTAGAAAATAATGAACTTTCCACCACTGTACTCTTCTATAAAATTATACAAGTTCACACGGGCACCACCCATAATGAGAACGAAACTATTTTCACCAGAAGTCGTAATATCTCCCTTTTCTGTAGTTCCTGTAAAGGATGGTATATCATGCGCCTCAAAGTAATGAGGTATTTCGCCTGGTTTTAAAGGTATAGGTGCAACCTCGCGTTGTCTATTGGGCTGTGGGAATGGCTTTGTGCGGTCTATTTGATCAAGTGCCACAAGGTAAACTATATAGGAAATAGCAGAACCATGCGTATCACGATCAGACACATCATCGATATGTCCTACCACAGCCATAGAGGCAAATGAAACCAAAGAGCCGGTAGCCCCGAGTAAAGAGTAATCGAGTAATGCTGCAAGGAGCATTGCGAAACCAAACACTGCAAATGTTACCATGAACATTCTGCGAGCTTGACGGTCGGCGTAATTGAAACCCTTGTTAGGGTTGTATGCACGGCATCTTTTCTGAATTTTTGTTCTTATCATTTCTTTCTTAAATTTTGCGGGAAGCCGACGAGCGACTCCCCGCGGTGAAACAACATCTATATACTATAAAAAAATGGATTCCTAATTAGCGACCTCCAGGAACGTTAGGCTGGAGTGCCTTGTTGATGGTGCGTTTACCACCTACGCAGCGTTCCATCTCGCGGAAGTTACCATCGTTACCAAGAATCACCATGATGTAGTCGCCTACCTCTGAAGCATTAAATGCTGCAGTGAGATTAGCAAACTTACCACTCTTGGCAATCTTTGGAAGATGGGTCTTATCGCCACACTCAATGCAGTAAGCTACTCCAGCCTTTGCATTTTCGATGTCGGTGTAAGTTTCCTGTGTTGTTGCGCTTCCAGTAGTCAACCAGAAACCGTTATTGCCGTCAACCTTATCGGTGATAGTAGCAGCAAAGCAGTTGATGAAGATCTGCTGCCACTGATAATTATTATCGTCCATAGCTTTCTTGGTGTCGAAGCGACGACCAGTGAACGATGCTGAACAACCTTCCTTCCAGGTGCTCCATGCACGAACTTGCTCCATCTGCTCCTGCATCTTCATTGAGAGCATCTCGCCAGGAACGAACTCAAGGAACTGAATGTTGCCTGGTTGATGCAGCATCATGAATGGAAGCTGACCGAGGTATGGCAACCAAATAATACGAACGGTAGTGTCAGGAACTATATTGAGAGCTCCCATCGGACCAGAGAAGTCAGTATCCTTGCCATAAGTGGCACGTACATTCTTAATCCACCAAGCTTGGTGGTTCTTGTTCAGATAGATGCAATGCTGGTCGAGATCCATATCTTCCGTGATAGATGCGCGTACGTCTGCAATGAATTCCTGTACTGCAGCAAGCATTGTAGCCTGCGCATATGAACGATACACATCGCTTGCATGTGGTTTAATGTCATACTGATGCACATAACGCAGAAGCGTATAGAGAATACCAGTACCAGCATTGTTGTAGCTGCCAGCTACGCCCTGCTCTGGTTTAACATAGATACCACGCATACGACGTTTGTTCTGTTCAACCTGTGCAGTGGTAAGGGTATTGAGCAACTGGTACTCTATCATCGTCCACTTGATTGGGTCTGAACCTTCCTTGTTGAGATAGCCGATATACTTGCGCTCGAGTTCCTTCATTGGTCCCCATTCTATCTTTATCATGGCATCGTCAACATAACCCATGTGGTTTTCAATCTTCATACCGCCCTTGAAGACCTCACCAGACTGGTAAGCCTGTGAAACTTCGTCGAAGAATGTGTTGAAGACCAGAGCACGGTCTTGATAGCCATAAGCAACTGGGAAGTACTGTGTCATATCACGTACTTGGAGCACGCGAGCAATGAGCGCATCTTGACGCAATACGATAAATTGGTCTCCTACGCCAGCTTTCTCCACACCATCATAGTTGGTAGCATACTTGCCTGCAGCAAGGGCTGTAGCATCAAGCATCTTGTTTTCCTGAAGATACTGGTAACGCTGCTTGAGCGACTTGGCATATTGGCAAGCTGCCTTATGGAAGGCAACACCGTCCACTTGTTCGTCAACTTCGGGCAAAGCTGCAGCAGCACGAGGATTTGCAGCTATCTTATTCCAACGACTATCCATAGAGAACATCGAGTGCTCTATTCCAAACAAATACGTTGGAGTGTTACCGAAACCATTGATACTAACTGGAGCGGAATTTACAGTTTGCTCAGGAACATCTGGTGCAGCTTTTTCCCCCAGTGCCTTAACATCGGCACGGAGTCCGTTAATGCCTGCGATGATGCTTTCAACCGAAGCATTGGCTTGCTGAGCTGGGTGCTCGACCTCTTCGTTATCTACAGTAGCTGCAGGAACAGATGGAGCAAGTGCCTCGTGAATGGCATTGAGCGTCTTTTGGAATTCGGCAGTCTGTTCTGCCGTTTTCTTGACAGCTTGTTCTGCTGCAAGATCTTCGCTCAATTCTGTCTGATACTTCTTTTGGTATTCAGTTACCAACGAATTGAACTCCTCGTTGGAGAGGGTTTTGCTCTCGAACTTCTGATTAAGATTCAGAATTTTGAGAACTTGCATAAGTTTTTCTTTGAAGTTCATAAAAACTAAGATAAAAAATTAAACATTATATATTGTATATGGCAGTCTTCATTTTTTTTGTATCTGTATACTCGTTTGCCATAGCAACAGCTTCTGAAATGGCTTCACCCATAGTTCTGCTACCATCAGTAAGACCGATTTCCATAGCCTGCGGAGTAAAGAATGTTTCTCCACGCAATACTGGCGCGTCATCAGGGAGGTCTGTGAGCTTACTCCGCTGAGAACGTACTGCAGAAAGAAATTGTTCATTCATAGGATTGAGTACGTCATTGACGTATTTCTCATCTTTGCCGTTATACAAATCTTCGAAGGTCTTATTCTTCAAGTCAGCGTTGGTCGCTTTCGCTTTCATGTGCTTGATACCAAGTTTCTCGTAATATCCATCGAAATTGTAAAAGCTATACATGGTACCAATACAGCCCACGTAATCATTTGCAGTACGGGCATAAACACGTTGTCCATGACAGCCGATGTAGTATCCTGCAGAACAACACGTCTGCTCATAATATGTGAGAATGGGTTTCTCGCAGCTACGCAGTGTTTCGCTCAGTCGGTCAAGATACCACGCCTCTCCACCTGGAGAATTGATATGCAGGAAATGGCAGGTGATCTGTGGATTGGCTTCCGCTGCCTGGAGGTCGGCTTCAAGTTGCTTGGAAGAGAAATACCAATAACTGTTAGCCATGACAGTACCCCAAACACGATGGTAAGCAATACTGCCTTCAGGAAGTTCTTCATTGTCGAACTCGTCTGTAAGTGTTACTCCAGGAATGTCATTTTCCTGTGTCAGCATCTTCTGCAGCTCCTGAAGGGCTGTATGAGTCTCGAATTGATACCATGTGTGGTCTTTCAGATAAGCAGCTATTTCGGTAGGTGTGAAACCGTAAGCTCCCCTCGGGTTCGAATTTTCGTCTATCTTACCATTGAGAGGAAAGGCAGCAAGCATGGCTTGACGATACCCATCAATGGTGATAAACAGTGGATACCCTGAAATTAAAAGGTTCTGTAATTCGTTCATCAAAATCTATTTTTGATGCGAATTTACTATATAATAAGGTGTATGCAAAAGACCTATAAAAAAGGGTCTGCAAGCATTTTGCACTTGATAACGAGGTTGGCAGAGTTCAGATTCGATGAAATTTGAACTCGTGCAGGAATATCCAATGTGCCTATCTCGTAAATTCTGCGATTGGAAGTTTTTATCTTCACAATAGCATTTCTCTCGATAGAGAAGAAGCGTTGAGCATTTCTGTTAGGTACTTCTATTACGAGTGTCTTGTCGCAATTCCAATAATTTCCGCTCTCGTTCTCAGAGAGTTGGGGGATATAAGAGAAAGTATCAGCTATGAATTCATATACTCTTGGTTGACTGCCTACTCCTGAATCAATAGGGCTGACTTCTATAAGATTTGAAAATTCTATCATAATTTGCTTTTTTAATTGACAAAAACGGCTATTCGATATGTGTTAAATGATATTAAACGGATATTCTTTTTTTATATTTCCTCTTCTTTTTCGGGTGCAAGAGGTTACGGAAGCGATAAAAGTTCTTTAATAATGCATCGGAAGAAATTGAAAATAAACGATATCTACGAATGAACTCAAAGATAACTTCACTGTTATTACGTTCCCTTCCAAACTCTTCGTTCTCCAGCAACACGCTATGTAGCTCAAAATTGAACATTCTTCGAATCTGTTTCTCTATTTCCTTTGCTGCAGCAGGAGACAGATAATTATAATATGCAGGGTCTTTCCAGGCAATACCGTCTCCACCTTTCCGACATGGGAGTGAAATACGAAGATTGCCGTCAGTATTATCAGGTTGGTTGGCACGCTGCCTTGACATGTTCTCCCAAATACAGTGGTAGAGGTCAGAAGTGTGTGGTATTTTTACCGTTCCACTTTTTTTATCCACACCGTATTTTCCGATAATGTACTCCGCAAGATAGGGCTCAATCTTGATAGTAGCATTTTTTTTAAAGGCTCTTTTTTCTTTATGCATTCTATTTTTGAAATTTTGTGTTCCTACCGTCCTACAATCCTACAAAATTTGTAGCTGTTTATGCAAAGTTACTCAAAACCAATTGATTATAGAAAATATTTCAATCATTTTTTTACTTATTTCACTCAAAAACACCAACCTATACCGTCCTACAAAGCCTTAAAAGTGCAATTTTGTAGGACGGTATAGTCAAAAAGGTGTTTCCTACAGAAAAAACCTATTTCCTACAACGTCCTACAATCCTACACTATTTCCTACATACATAATTACTTCAATATATTACTATAATTATTTGATATATAAGTAGTTATAGTAAATGACGTTTGAAAAAGAAAATTAATTTGTAGGATTGTAGGATTGTAGGAAGGGTTTTTCTGAAAAATATTTTTCAAAAGCTGTGTTTTCCTTGTTTCATTGAAAATTTAGGGGGTTCGGGGGAAATTGCGCTTTTTCCGTTGGGATAGAATATGAAATGAGCCGTACCTATCTTCGCAGACTGGCACGGCTCTCGCCTAATAAAAAAAACAACGTTTTTGGAGAAAATAATATCCTTTTTTATTTGGTAAAATCACTTTTTTTTTGTACCTTTACATCATTAAATTGGGGGCATATATACTCTAAAAGAGTTTTTTAGGAGTTTTATTTTTTATATCACCCAATTTGATTATAAACACCTCCTTTTATAAAACATATCCAGTGTGTATTGGCACGCTTTCCTGATATATGTCCAAAAATCGGCTTAGCTGGTGTGAGGTTTAGTACCTCAGAAACTTTTATGTCTGTCTCATTCCATTTAAAGATGAGGAATCCATCTCGTTTGAGGACACGAAAACACTCTTTGAATCCAGCTGATAGGATTTCCTTCCAATCGCAGCCTAAATGTCCGTACTTTGTCATTTGCCAACCCTTCAACTCTTTAGAACTCCCTGTGTATTTCAGGTGCGGAGGGTCGAATACCACCATGGAGAAACTCTCGTCAGGATATGGCATGTTTGTGAAGTCCGCTTGAATATCGGGCTTTATCTCAAAATGCCTTCCATCGCATAGCGTAGTTTCAAGACTTCTTATATCTTGAAATAAGACACGGTCGTCATTCTTGTCGAAATAGAACATCTTGCCACCACAGCAGGCATCAAGGATGAGTGCTTTATCTTTATCCTTAT